CGGTAAATACATGCCTTCTATTGCTCATATCCCCTTCCTGATATATTACACATGTATACTGTAATATTACAGATGTATTGTCAACATGAAAAAGAAAGGGATTTTTAACTTTTTAGGCGAACCACACCGAGCTAGGATGCGTTGATAAGTCCTCGGTATCATCGAAAGGGTCCCCAAAGGGCTTGTCTGGATTATACGTATGAGGCTTGCCGCCCTTTACAGCCAAGCGCTGTGCCGTCACTTTCACTATAGGCATATTCGGCTCCCATTGGCTGGATAGGTATCTGCCCAATCCTTTAGCGGCGGCGCTGTTCAACGCCGATACTGGATAGACTGCCGCACCGCCACCTTTATAGTACACCATTACTTCATACTGCATATCAAGCCTTTCCTGGCTTAACTTCAATATGTTCGGCAATGACCCGGATTGTAGACTGCTCCTCTCCGGCCTCGTTCTTCCAGCGGATTTGCTTCATCCTGCCGATGATGCGCAAGCCCCTTCCTTCGGCTATGGTCCTTCCTAAGGTCCATGCAAGCCTTCCTTGGGTCTCGATCTCGAAGATGGATACTTCCTTATCACCGCCTCTCTCGTTCCTGACAGACTCGACTACAAAACTGCATAGCGCCTTCTGGCTATCAGCCACCACTTCAACTACAGGCTTTGATACGCAAGTTCCTTCTAAAAGGACGCTGTTTAAGTTATTCATGCTCCCGGCCTCCTATCTTTAACGTCACTCTCTATTGTCTGTATTTGTATTCTTACTTCTCTTTTCTCTTCTTCTTTCTTCTCTTCTCTTATCCTAAGAGCTTTCTTTAAGAAACCTTCTCGAAACTGAACAATGTCTCCCATATCTAACCCCCCTAGTTATGAGTGAAAGCTGTAAAGATGGTCAGAACCGTCAGAGTAGATAGCCCCAAGGATGAAGGGATTCTTCCCTTCGCCCCGCCAGAAGGCCAGGACATAGTTTTCCTTTCGCCGTCCTTCAGGTCCGATCACGACCTTATCAGCGCCGATCTGCTCTCCATACCGATGGGCTTTCATGAGTACTTCTTCCGGAATGTCCGTTAATCCTAGTGTGTCCACGATCATTGAAGCTTCTCCTGTAGTGTGTTATATATACATTTGTATACTTAAGGGTAAATAAAGAGTGCGGCTAGGCGACTGTCTGTGAGCGAAAGTGTCCGTGTTCAATGAAGCTGTACGAGCCGTACTTGCCGATTATCATATGGTCGAGTATAGGGATGCCGACGATCTCCCCGGCTGAAAGCAGCCGTTCTGTGATGTCGATGTCTTCCTTGGATGGCTCCATGTTACCCGAAGGATGGTTATGGGCAACGATGATCGCAACAGCGTTGTCCTTGATAGCCACCCTGAACACTTCCCTGGGGTGTATGACCGTCCTATTCACAAGCCCTTTTGTGACAGTGTGGATTCTTATTGGCTTATGTGCTCCGTCCAGGGTTAGCACAAGAAAGTGTTCCTGGCTCCGTTTTGCATAGCCGGATAAGAGCTTTACCACATCTTTCGGATGCCGCACTTGTACTTCCGAGACCATTCTTAAGATCGCCCGGGCATAGTTGCCCTGCTCGATCATGGAAATGACTTCCGACTTGTCCATTTCTTTCATCGTTCCACCTCCCATGCGTCTAACCTCCTTTTCAGCGTTTTTAGCTTTGCTTTTGGACCCAACAATTCCCTTGTACCTCCTGGCGTTACGCCAACAACCTGTTGCCCTTCGACCAGCATCATGAAGATGCCAAGGCCGAACCTGTAGTACATTCCGACTACCATTTGTGAGACCTCCTATGGATGTGTATTGAGAGAGCGTCCGTCTGCTTTCTGGCAAATATTGAAATTAGATTTATTGTGTTAACTTTTCTGGATAAAAAAAGTAAGAATTTTTAAATATAAGATGAAAACATAAATCACTTTCTTGATGTAAAGGCATTATTCAATTTTAACTTATACTTTTATTAACACCATCTCAGTTTGTCGGAATACCTTTTCGATTAGGATCAGATGACCACTGTTTAATTGCATATAGAAATGCCCAAACATCGTCGTCAGAAGGCCTGATATAAGTAGAAGAGTCAGGATCCTCCCCTAACCTTTCAAACATTTTTATTAGCCAAGTTGGTCCATGTCCAGTAATTGCAAGTCCCTTTAACCATGATTCTAGCTCGCCACAACGAACACAAAAAAACCCATAATCAGCCAATTGATCAAAAAAATCATTTGCAGCAAGAGCATCGTTTACATCTAAAATACTCACGCCTCCATTTCGTTTCATATCTAGCCCCGAGGCTTCACATTTGGTTTTTATACTTAACCTGATAGCTGCTAATCCTGAATGGCTAATTTGTGGTATCGATATGCTATTTAAAAGGTTAGTAAAAACCATTCCCCCATCTTTCAATACATCGACATCCACAATCCCCATAGCAGGAATGCCTAAATCGCGAAGGGGCTTAATAATAGTAGATACGGTTTGTTTATTCTGTGCATTTATAAATAACGCATTCTGTATTCCCCTCTCTGGGTTAAATCTTAATAATCGTTCATTTATTTCTTGGTAAAATGCTCTATCGGAATCAGATTCTGTTACTAATACTGATTCATAAAACAATCCGCTTAATACGTTAGTTGAACGTAATAATGGATTTCTCATTAGTTTAAGAATTTCATTATTGGGCAGTATTCGAGCTGTTGGAACATTGTTTTTATACGTTAGTCTGATAATATTTACAGCCACCCCAGATTGAATGCAGCCCATTATAAAATTGGGGCTGTGTGTTGATATAAATACATTTTTATCAGAGCCAATTGTTGCTTTTGAGATTTCTAGACCAAGTTTATTTGCTAAGGCAGGATGCAAAAAAGCTTCTGGTTCATCAATTATTATTATATTAGGGTCACCCGCAATAACCTCTGTTAATATTCCAGTAAAAGCCTTTACCCCATCGCTAGCTTCACTAATATGTTGGGCATTTGAGTGAAAGCTTACTGCTTCTTGATGTATTCCAATTTCCTCTCTCGTGCTATTAGGTTCTCTTTCAGATAAACGTATTCGAAGTTTTCCAAGATTAGTCGGATCTATAACAAAGTATTTACCAAATGCTTCAAATATTATTCTTCGAATGTTTTGTCGCTTAATATCTTCTTTTGCAAATGCCTGCAAACTTGAATGTGGTGGCTTTTGAAGATCACCGGCTGGTTGATCATTAACTAGGTTAATTCTGCTTTGTCCATCAAGGAATAGTGTATTATACGATAAATACCATGAACAAAATTGGGTTTGATTTTTATTTGGATTTTCCAAAGCATTTTGGAGACTCGTTTTATTAACTTGAGATCTAGTACCCTTCTTGCCAACCAAAATATGACCTGGTAATATCACTTCCTGAAAATTGGGAGAAATACTAACATCGGCAATTTTCATAGATGCAATCTCTGGCTCAAAACTTTCAAATTGAATAGAATCCAATATTAAATTTTGACTATTTTGGTTACCATTTTGGCAATAATATAACAATTCCCTTAATACTAGGCTTTTACCAGAATTATTTGGCCCTACAAAGACAGTAATCGCATTTGGTACAAAAGAAGTTGGTTGACATCCTGGTGCTTTACCAAATTTTAAAGAAATATTTGTTATCATTGATCAATCTCCTCAAACCTTAAAAAATCCCAAAGTAATGATAATGAGATTATATTAGTAATAATTTTATCATAGATATTCAATATTCGTAAGATTAATAGAGTAACGAATATTTTTTTGCTACAGCCCCGGACTTGAACCGAGCGACAACCCTATGCTGTAGCACTGGTCATGCCAACCTGGATGGTAGGCTGACCTGCTGAAACACTACGTGGCCTAACGACAGGCGCTATTCTAGCGTCCTGGTGATGCTTCGCATCCTCTGGCCCATTCGACCCACTAGGCTCTTTGGTACTCCCCTCTTCGTATGGTGTTTTAGGCCGTCGCTTCCAGCATCCTCTAGGACTGGACTTTCCCTACAATAAGCCTTCGCATAAGGTGAGCCGACGCATAAGCGCCTGACCCATTCCAGAGCATATAAAGCCCCCGATGCTTCGCATCAAACTACATAGCGCCACAAAGTGACTGCCTCGCTGGCTCGAATCGCCCATTACCCCTTAGCAACCGCAGGAACGCCTGACCTATAGCTTCCATACACAGCTCTCAACGCTCATCGCGTATGACAAGGACGCTAACCTATTGCGGGTATGAAGAGGCCTAGGACGCTTATAGCGTCCCGAGTGGGCAAAGCCCACTTACCCTATTGCATCGTGACAACACTACAAGGTGCGAAGCACGCTTGCGGAAGGCTTCGCCTTCTATTTTTATCCCCATAAGCAAGAAATATGCCGATAGCTATAGACTTTGGGCGTGCCGATGGCGTGCCAGTCTTATAAAGCATAAATCATGCCATGATTGCAGGATGTATAGCGATGCAATCCGAAAATCCATAAATGTATGGTACTTTCTATATATCGATTGCCTGTAAAATTGCCCTATATAGTGAATAGAAAAATTAATGGTCTAGGACGCTGACAGCGTCCCGGTGAGCAAAGCCCACTACAACGCGCAAAGCGCGCTTGCGGAAGGCTTCGCCTTCTACGCCCTATAATTAAGGACTTTCTGCGCTTCCTTGTGCAAGGTCTGAAGTGCCGTAGTGGAAGACCTGGCGACTTCTTCCAGCGTGGTAGTATCGGAAATATGCCGATAGCAGGTTAAAAAGGGTCCTTTCTGAAGCTTGCCGGCTTTCCTTGCTAGAACGTGCTTTTTTACTATCGTAAAGGCTTCTATATCACTGCCTGCGGATTTTATGAGCCTTCCGGCTTTCCTATTAGATGGAATCTTAGAAGGCATATACTCAACGACAGATTGACTGACAGTTTCCGGCTTTCCTGTATTCACTGAAGCCATGAACGCCGGAACGATAGATTTTACGGTTTCCGCTACGATTGCCGATATGAGTTTTTCCATTGCGATATTGTCCATATATCTCCCCTAGTGTTGGATTTATAGGGCAATTATATAGGCAATCGATATACTTCCCTTCCTTTGTGGTATCGGGTCTCGCTTTCAGCGTTCGCGTGCTATGGCGTACGATGGCGCTTCCATCGCCTCGGGTACGGTTTCCCGGCTTTACGGTTCCGGCTTCCTACAATCGCCACACGGTACTAGACTGCGAGACTATCCGCTACGTGTCACGGCTTTACGTGACGGCTTGTAAAAGAAACTTGCTTCGATTGCATTTCTGCTCTCGATAGACTTACCATATATCGCTATATGGTATCTGTCAATCAGTAAATACAATTTTTATATACATTTATTTTCATCGGTGTTCAGATAGTTGGCATAGATATAGCTATATATGTTATTAAATAAGGAAGCCTTTTTATCATTTTAGGACAATAAAATAGTAAGTAGTCACAAGCCAGCCCCCCCCAGGGGTGGCATCGAGTCAAGCCCCCATAAGAATAACCTGTGAGATTATCTATAATCAAAAAAAATGTTGACATATACCATTAAATGATATATATTAGCTCTGAAACGGAGGCGAAGATGCCAAAAAAAGTTTCAGCCTTAAAAAGCTTCATCGGGCTTAATATTCCAACAAAAAATTTAGAGATCATTCGTGAGATAATCCAGAAAGAAGGTGAGGGTACGACAACCTCTATTATCAATGAGGCTGTGACGGACTGGTTACGGAACAAAGGGTATGACCCTGAAGATTCCTATGACGGAAGAACTGATCGTTGGAAAAGGAGTGATAGAATTGTCAGCGACACCTGAAGCCAGTAAAGGCAACTTTGATGAACGTGCAGCACGCTTCGTTGTCGAGATAACCGATCCTGATTCCCCTAACTACGGTAATGCTCTAGGTTCTGCGGTATCAGCTATGGATGTCACCTATGAGACAGCTCATAAGCAGTCATACAAGCTCATGCGCCAGGATCGTATACGGAATGAGATAGAACGTATCCTAGAAGAACGAGGGATGGGAAAGGAACACCGATCTAGCGTGCTTATCGAGCTTATTACCCAGAAGATGACAAGGAAGACTGAACGGTATAACGCTGAAGGTGAATTGGTCGAAGTTGTCAAATCTGGACCTACCTTCTCGGATATTATCAAAGCTGTAGATACCCTTAACCGTATGGATGGGACTTATACAGATCAGAAGAAAGTGTCTGATCAGGAGAGGGATGTACATAGGGCGCTGATTAAAGAGGTGATGAAGGAAGCTAGGGGGAGGGCAAAAGGAAAGAAAATAAAAGAAGATGTGAGTGTTGACGTTAAATGAAGCAAAGATCATGTTAGCTAGTGTTAAGTTGACTCTTCGCGCAATTAAAATGTATATAAAACATTCGTTGACAAAGTAAAATATCAATGTTATATGTAAATTATGGAGGTGTTATGAATAAAGTTGAACTACAAATTGCTTTAATTGTAAGAATTGCGCAGGCTGATGGTAAAGTCACTGAAGAAGAAAAGGCAGCTTTAAGAAATTTTTGTGATACTATCAATTATTCACTTACATCTACTGAGTTTCAAAATTTATTTGATAATGAGTTTAAGTTTAATGAATTATTAGTCAATCTATCAGGGTTAACTATGGAGGATAAATTAGAAACGCTCTCACTTTGTTATCGTGTTGCAAATAGTGATACCAACTATTCCATTAAAGAAAAGGAGTTGATCTATTCTATTGCAAAAGCAATAGGGATGAAAACTGATGATCCGGCAAAGCTTGACGACTGGTTTAACTTGATTGATTTGATGGACCAAATTAAAGGTAAGATTATTTCTGCTAGAATGCAACTATTTAATTAAGGAGATTAATATGAGCAGTGACTGGAAATTCCTCTATCAATATATTCATACTTGCTTGCACTGTGGCAGCAATTGTAGGCATAATGTATATGGTAGGGGCGGTATCTTCAAACCTACACAATTAATGATAGAATGTTGTAACTGTGGGCAAATTGGCTATCGGGCTGCGCCTTAAATTTATATAAAATAATTCAGTATTCTTTGAGGTTTGAATTGCAACATAGCCTCTTTAAATATTTTTTTAAGGTTCGATAGGTTTGAGATTTTTTAAGATGCTTATTGATCTTGTTAATATATCGAGCAGGTTGGTTTTTAGAAATTTTTCTTAATTAATAGCCGCTTTTAAATACTATCTTGGTAATCTATTAGTATATTGCATATGCCTTCGCTACAATAAATGATATGGTTTAGTAAACATGATATTAACCTCTTGAGCTTTTTATAGTATTCTGTTTTTTATATACTAAGTTCTCAGACCATGACTAAAATTAGCTAATTAATAAATTTTCATTGACTCTTCCAGTGCTTGCAACTAAAATTACTAATGCCGCTGCTTACCAGAGTTTATATAATTACATAGTGTAATTGTAAATATATTATTCAAACATATCTTTTGGAAGATATTGGTAAATATTATCACCCATAGAAAAAACAATAATTGCGCCGATCACAAAAAATAATATAATTGCAACCGTAAAGTTTTTAAAAAATATTCTTAAGATAGCAAGTCCTACCATTTCCACAATTAGGAAAATTATTCCAGTCGGCAATAGTCCGCTAAAACCTAGTGATAACGAAATGTAATTAGCTATTGCTATATATGGTAATGCACTTGCTACAAAAAGAAGTAGTGAAATTGCTGCTATTCCACCCATATACCTCTCTCCTTACATATTTTAAGTAAATAAATTAGACCATGATATAGCTATTTTGTCAAATAGCTAATTATTTTTGCAGTCTATTAAAGTTTAGTAAATGAATATTTCGATTTTTTATATCAATAGATCAAATAATTAACCGCAACTTTTAAATAATCTTGAATTCGTTAAATAAAATATATTATTCTACAAACTTGACGCAAATGTTATCTATCTAGTAGCTGATAGTATGTTATAAGAAATATTTTAGATATATCGATTTAAATTTGGGACAAAATTAGGTTTAAATTAAATATTATTAAGTCATAATTATTAGTTTTTAAATTAACCTTGAAGCCAAGAAAAACCTTTGACGAATCATATTGATAAAGTCTAAGAGACTCTTAAATATTAAGAATTCTCTGATATATCTTATCGATTTAATATTTTATATTTAAGGAAATATTTAAATATATTAGCTAAACAGACCAATGTCATACTGGAAAGGAAACAAAATTACTATTAATAGATTTTCGAATAAAATATTTCGGTTTAGATAACATAAAATTATTGCGTACTATTTAGCTACCTAACATTTTATTTGCAGTATAATTTAAGTTGACATCACAGATGCGATGAAATATATTTAGGTTTATAGTATTTTTCTTTAAAATTATTATAAATGGAGTATTGTGTATGTTACATGAACAATTCTCAGCTAATATGTTTATTAAAAGAACAAAAAAAATAATAGAACAGTATAAAGAAAAATTGTCCTCTTGTGAAGATGATTATTATGACGTTACTTTATCAATTAATTGTTTATATGGTTTGCTTATGATGGCTTATAAAAAAAATCAAAATACTATTTCTAAAAAAGAAGCACGAATTTATTTAACGGAAAATGGTATTAATGAAAATGAAATAGGATATGAATCAAAGTTGAAATTAGATTCATCAAATATTCAAATCACATTTGATGAGTTAATCAGGGGAATAAGAAATGGATTAGCACATTGGGAAGAGAGTAATTCATCGTATAAAAGCCATGTAGAGTTTGTTTCAAATAATCAAAATATTGTTAATAAAGTAATAATTATAGGACAAATAGTAAGAAATAAAACAACAATTGAACCTAGAAAAGAAATTATTATTAAGGTAGAACTATTTATAACGGATACTTCCGAAAATTCTATAGTTAAACTTATTAGACTTATTTAAAAGATAACCTACCAAGAGCTTCAACCTTATATTGCTCTCAGCCATAATTCGTGATTGCAGTGCTTTATCAAAGATGAATTAAGAAATTTTTAGTAAGAAGTGGGAAACATATAGCACCAAGCTCTCACTATGCACAATGGAACGCTTTAAGATTTCATCTGATACAAAACATTCCAAAAATGTCTTGACACATTTTCAATCCTCCTTCATATATATTATACGCATGTATACTAGTGCAGATACATAAGATTAGATTAGAGACACTTTCCTTCGTCTCCAGAGGGCTTCGCTAACGCTCAGCACGACTTCGGAAAGTTCAGCATATAGCTTTATTACTCGCTTAAGAGCAAAGAAAAGCGTACCAGATAACGGTTAGGGTAAACCTGATCTCGATGGTCAAGGAGAAGGTATATACAAAAGTATCATATATAGATACTTCGGAGATTCATGGAATACGTGCGCACTCCCGCTGAAAGGCGGAAGTATAAAGAGTTCTTAGACAAAACAGGGAAGGAGGAGCTAGCGGCAGAGCTTTACCTGCAATGGAAGGCTCTCACTGATCTGTATTTCCTGGGTGCCGTCATTCTGGGCATGGACAAGATCGAGGATGGGGGAAGACCCCGCCTTGATCCAGTCTTGCATGGATGGCTTTCGGGTATCATGGAGAGGAATGACGACACCCTTATTCTGATTCCCCGCGGTCACATGAAGTCAGCCTGGACGAAAGTAAAGATCATCCAGCTGATCCTTCAGAATCCTAATATCCGCATAGGCTTATTTTCACGGACTTCCAGCTTAGTAGAGTCTCAGCTAGGGGAAATCAAGCAACTTTTCTGTACCCCTATGCTTATGCGGCTATTCCCTGACCGAATCCCGGAACCTGGCAAGCGGTTTGCCAACTGGAAACGGTCAGTCGCCAATGAGCTTACCGTGTACCGTTCAGGCGAATGGGGCAGGATTCCCCAGGAGAACCAGGTTGAGGCATGGGGAGTCGGCGCTACCATCGTTGGGCGGCATTACGATGTCATCATCATGGATGACATTATCAACGAGCAGTCATGTTCGACCCCGGAGCAGATAAAGAAGGTCCGGGACTGGTATTCCTACATACAGTCGATTAAGGACCCTGAAGGCTTCGAGCTTATGATAGGCACTCGCTATCATTTCTCGGACATCTATGGAACGGTGATAAAAGAAGGCTGGTACAGGGACAGGGTATTTATCCGCCGGGCTGTCGAAGATGGAAAGCCCATTTATCGGTTCTTCACCCTCTCGATGCTTGCCAAGATCAAGCAACGGCAGGGAGCGTACGAATATTCCTGCCAGTACGATAACAACCCGGTCCCGAGGGATGACCAGATATTCCCTCCCCCTCAGCCGACATATTCCGAGCTTCCCCCGGGAGCATATGCCTACTACATGACAGTGGACCCTGCGGCGACAGCGGAGCGCTATTCAGATGACACAGGAGTCATCATCGGGGCTGTCAATTCTGAAGGCTTTCTGTACGTCGTCGAGGCTAAGAAGATTCACTTAAAGCCTGACAAGATGGTGGATGAGCTAATCAGGCTCATCGTGCAGTACCGCCCTAAGACTGTGGGAATCGAGCTAGGGCTACAGGCGGGGATTCAATACCTCCTTGATATAAAGAAGCGGGAATACGAAGAGATCACGGGAAAGCCTTTGCGCTTTAAGTTAGAGCAGATTGACGCGCCACGGTCCATGTCCAAAGAGGACAAGATAAACCGCATCTTAGGCGGCGTTGTGCGTACAGGCCGGGTATTTATCAACCAGTCGCTAGCTGACCTCCTTCTTCAGATGGAATTCTTCCCCAAAGGGGAGCATGACGATCTCGTGGACGCGCTCACGATGATGGTCCAGATCATTACGGAATTTACTTCGGGGAATTCCGGCGACGCGCTTAAAGACAGGTCCTATAGGCCTGATTCGTTATTCGGGATGTTCAAGCGGCGCTTGAAGTCCTCATGGGAGGCGAAGTTTGTTGCGTAACGATGGGCGTATTAGCCAGGCCTCATTCTCTCACTTCCCAGAGAACTATCTAGAGAGGCTTATCGCCATGGAGGAACGCATCAAGAAAGCGCCTAAATACGTTTCAGGCACTAGGAGGACCGACGGTACCGCGATGCAGGATTTCAAGACCGGGGCATACGGAGTGATACGGTGATTCTCTACGATTTTATCTGCGAACGCTGCGGCATCATGGAATCAATCTACGTGGACCCGGAGAAAATCAATGAAACTGAACAACTCTGCCCCACCTGTGAAAAGAAACTGCGCCGGAAGTACTCATCCCCTGCTATCAAAGTAGCCTTTAGAGCCGGGCATGATCCGTACACAGGACAGAATTTCAACTCCCAGGCCGCCCGGGAGAAGTACATGGCGGAGAACGGCATTATAAAGGCGGCGGAATGACGTTTTCAGAATTAAAAGATGCCGTCGATGCCGCCTATGGCTCACCTGAGCATGAGGAGCGCCGCAAGAAGTGGCAGCGCTTTATTAAGGAATTTACCGGGAAATGGTGGAATGAGACGGAGCTTAATCCCGAAGACTCCCGGGTATTCTGCAACTTCATATTCTCCACGATCCAAACTACCGCCCCGCTTCTGACGGATAACAGGCCTATCTGGTCAGTCCTGCCCCGCCGTTATTTCTTCCAGCGGGTAGCTGACCTTTACAACGACGCGCTCAAATTTGTCTGGGAAATGGCAAGGATGGATGAAAAGCTCCTCGATGCCGTCTATGACTGCCTAATACATGGCACGGCGATCTTTAAAGTCTATTTCGATCCCGATGCCGCCGGAAGTCTAGGGGATGTCGCCATCGATGTAGTGGACCCTTTCGATTTCGTCATTGCCCCCGGCTACGATGACCCCTGGAACGCCTCCTGGTGCGGCATGCGAAAGCTCATGCCTGTGGAGGACGTAAAAAGGCTCTATCCCAAGGCTGAGAAGAATATCACCCAGGAAGAGTACGCCACCGAGCATGATCAGAAGCAGGACCGCCTGGCTGAGCATGACCTCATCGGGGATTACATCCTGGTCTACGAAATATGGCTTAAAGACAACGAAACCATTGAAGCGATAGAAGAGCAGTATGCGGGGAAGAACGCTGACGGCTTAGATGTATCAGAGAAAAAGAAGGTTAGGAAAGCCAAGTATCCCAACGGCAGAATACTCACCTTTACTGGCGGGAACGCGATCCTCCTCGATGACCGCCCTTCCCCTTTCAATCACGGAAGGCCGCCCTACGTCGCGCTCCATAACTACAAAGTGCCGCATCAATTCTGGGGGATAGGCGAGCCTGATCAGATAGAGAACTTAAACCGGGAATTCAATGTCCGCTTACAACAGATAGTCGAGCATGCCAGGAAGTACACAAAGCGGAATATCGTCGTTGACGAATCGGCAGGGATAAGCACTGAGCAGATAAAGGACGCGATCCAGAAAGGAGATCAGGTCCTTATGTCCAAGGCAGGATTTGCCAAGGATGTCGTGGCGACCCTCGATGTCCCGGACCTTCCTTCAGTCATCACGCAGATCATGTCCACGATTCCGCAGCTTATTGAGGAAGTATCAGGTGTCACCGATGTCACGAAAGGCGTGACTGGAAAGCGCCAGCGCCAGACAGCTACCGAAATGTCGATGCTCCTTGAATCCTCCTATACCCGGACGCGCCAGCGGGTTAGGAACTTAGAATCCTCGATCAAGCGCCTTGCGACCCTCATCGTGGAACTCATGATGCAGTTTTACACAGAACCCCGAAGCTTCTATATCCGCAAGGATGAGGAAGTCCAATATGGCGTGATTTCCAATCAGAAAGATTTCCTTGCCGAAACTTTAAAGCCTCAAACACCAGTAGGCCTCATGGATGATGATCTTTCAGAGGATGAGAAAGAGGACATTGAAGACTATGAAACGCTCATCGACGCGATAGCCGAGACCGATGAAGTCTACTTTGATTTCAATATTGAGATCCAAACCAATTCCACCCTCCCCTTGGACAGACAATCACTGGCGAATCTCATGCTCCGGCTTGCTGAAATGAAAATAGTCGATGCCCAGGCGGTGCTTGAAACTCTGCGCGTCCCGGGAACTGACAAAATTCTCACCCGGCTTGCCGAACAACGGCAAAAGGAAGAACAAATGGCAAACGCCGGGGCAGGACACGAGAATCCCGATGCGCCTGAAGATCAGGCAGTGATTCAGAATCTTCTTAATGATCTCGCAGATGCACAAGTGAAGGAGGAAGCGGTTGCCTAACCCGATAGCCCCCGGCATGGGGATGAACACTCAGAAGAGCGTACCGCAATCGACGGATGAAGGGCTTTCGGTCATGAATCCCCAGGATGCCTTTCTCATGGCTGAGCGCGGGATGCTTCGCAAGGACATGAGCGTGCGCGAGCTTTTTTCCACCCTCGGTGTCGATGTGGAGGGTCCTGTAACCCAATTATCCGAGATGGTCCAGCGGGAGACCCAGAAAGCGAATCCCCTAAACAAGATGAAAGCGGCGGCTTCAGCAAGTCCGATACCTGACCCTGTAGCTTCCCGGCTCGGAAGCCAGGGCGGCATGAGTCAGGAGTCTGGATCGCTTGAAGACTTAATGACCTATGGAGGCAGATAACAGATGTTCATACGTACCTATTTCAGCCCCGACGGTGTGGGCGGCGGAAGCCCCGGCGAGAGTACCGACACGGTTTCCCTTGATTCCACTCCCGGACACGCTGAGAGCGCCCCTGTTTCGGCAGGACAAGTAGAACCAGGTACTTTCCTTGACCTTGACGATGAAAAAGGCGTGCGAAAGTCGTACAGGACGAAGGACGAATTCCTAAAAGAGTGGAAGAACATGGGCATGATGCGCTCTGACTACACCCGCAAGACCGCAGAGATAGCGAAAATGCGGGAGGAGCATGAGAGGCAGAGGGCTCTATGGGATTCCAAGCGTAAAGAAGAGTCCGCCAAGTACGACAAGTACAACCAATTCCTGCGCGACAACCCGGACATATACCGCCAGCTTCAGGAGGCCGTGAAAAACGGTCCTTCCACGAGAGGGGCGTTAGACGGAGCCAGGCAGTACGCGGATGAGAAGTACGCCGAACTGGAGAAAAAGCTTGCTGACATGGAAGGCTGGAAGAAGAACCGGGAGCAGGAGGAAGCCAAGCGAAAGCTGTATGACTCCTTTAAATCCCGGTATGAGGATTTCGATGAGCCGCAGATTGAGAGCGCGTTAAAAATCCTCGCCGAAGGCGATTCCGAGGCAATCCTGGATCTCCTCTATCACTCGATTAAGGGCAGGAACATCCAGAATCCCTTAGAGATGGAAAAGAAGATCGTTGACCGGATTCAGGCGAAAGGCGCTGCCCGAGTCCTTCCGGGAAGCGGTCCGGTGCCGAAAGCTTCCGGCTCCTACAGGAGCATGGAAGAAGCCGAGCAAGCCGCCTTAGCGGGTTTGCATTAACAACTACTAAAAGGTAAGGAGAGACGCATAGATGGCTCTAGAAATTTCCCAGGCGAATGCCGTAAGCCGCCAGTACTTTGAAAAGGCACTTATCAACATAGCCTATGACAACTGCCCTTTCTTTAAAAAACTGAAGAAGGGCAACCAGGTGAAAGTAAAAGGCGGAACCCATATCCAGTGGCCTGTCCGCTACACCGCCATGTCGGGCAACGGCGCGGTAAAAGGCGTAGACCCCGCCGCCCCTGTGACCTACGGCGTGGGCGACAGCCGGACCGCCGCGAAGTCAGGCTGGAAATTCTATTTCGGCTCTACGCAAATCAACTGGCAGGAGCGCGTGGAGAACGTCGGGGAAGCGCAGATCGTGTCTCTCTTGAAGGACAAATACGTAGAGCTTCAGGAGGACTATGAGGACAAGATGGCGAAGGACCTGTATTCCACGGAGGCCTACGTCGAATCATGCCTTGATATGATTTCTCCTCTTACCTTCCTGGTCTCTGCCCAGAAGTACGCAGGAATCGACCCTGCGGACGCGCCTAACTGGAAATCGAAGGTCTACGCCGGGACTGACTGGACCGTTCTTGATCTTTATTCCGATGACATCGCGAAGGGAAAGAAGTCGCTTTATAAGGCCATTGTCGCATCCACCTTCGGCGGGAAAAAGCCTAAATTTCTCCTGACCACCGAGGATATCCTTGCCACCTTGAAAGAAAAAATCTGGCTTGCCACGAAGTATGAAGGCACCTCTGACAAAGAGACCGCCGACATGGGCTTCACCAATGTCACTTTCGAGGGAACGACCATCCTCGCCGACCCTTTCTGCCCCGCAGGATACCTCTTCGGCCTGGACATGAACGCCTTCGAATTCCAGATTCACCCCGATTTTAACTTCAAGACCGTTGATTGGGAGCCTTTGGAAAACTATCCCAACAACCTAGTGAAGAAAATGTCCTTCTCCGGGAACACCGTCATGAAATACAGGCACACGTCCTTTGTATTCAACGGACTCACCGGGATTGAGAAGGCAGCGTAACGAAATGACTGGA